CGTCTCCTTGGCATTTATGCCCTCCATCAACGATTCCCTGAGGTTGCCCCTTATCGTATCGTTTATGTCAGTCACTTTTATTAGTTTTTCATTAAGGAACGCCAGCATCTTCGGGTCGGTGAGGTTGAACTGGAACAGCCCGCCCATCTCCTCGGACAGTTGCTGTCCCGCCATTGACATTATCGTCTCGTAGAGGGGCCGGGTAAGTGCCTTCAGTCTCTTGTCCCACTCCTGCTGTGCGAACAGGACCTGGTCAAGTTCAAACAAGTCAAGTTTAGTGACAGCAGTCCGCTGTTCGGCCGTCTTCCCACCCTCCATTCTCTTTAACTGCTCTGACCTCAGTTCAAAGACATACCGTTTTATCTTGCTCTGGAACTTCTTTTCATTCGGGTCGAGTATCATCTTCACATACCCATTCCAGTATTTGTCCCTGTCCATCTTGAGAGTTGACTTGGCCGGCAACAGTTTCCTTGCCGACTCCTGCATGGGTGCGGGTGGTGTAGTCTCCCCTGATGGCTTGCCTTCCCCGCCCATCAATGATGTTATCGGCGTCATTGAGAACGGGACAAATATTTCATCACCCCATGGGACTTCCTCAAGATTCATCTCAAGCCGCTTGTTCACCTTGTTTATCGGATAGCCCATCTGCCACAATTTGTATCCAGTCTCCACCTTGGCATTGAAATCCTCCTGGAGCGCCTCTATCACACTCGTGTCGAAATATCCCCATACCTCCCCGCCCTCTATGAACTTGAATACCTTTGCCTCAAGTATGTCCATCAGATAGTTCATCTTCGGGATGAGTGTCTTCTGCCAGAATCCCTTCTCCTGTATCTTCGCAGTTGCCAGGTTTAACTCCTCGTATCTCGGTAGTTTGTATATGGCGAAAATCTCATCCCGGTTGTATTTCCTGCCCTCAAGGAAAAGCATGTCGGTATGACTCACTTGCGTCTGCTGGTATTCCATCCCGCCCTCAAGCAGTGCCACCCTTCTGGTGTTCTTCGAACCTTTGTGCCTGTCCTCCCACCCCTCGCGGATTGCCTTGCGCTGATCATCATTGAGACCGGTATTGCCCTTGTAGGTTAGCACTCCGCCCGGATCAGCCGAGTTCTCAAAAAAGGCGAGATTGTATTTCGCCGCGTTCCAGTCCTGGTCGATGCTCATCTTCGCAGCGCTTATCGGGGACAGACCCCGGTAGTAATTATACGGGTTGAAATATTTGAACTGTATTACCTGGGTAACGGTAAGATATTCCTCCTTGGCGCTTCCAATCGGCTGGTATTTCCACCCGACGAACACGTTATTTTCTATTACCGGATTGAAATTCTTACCACTTACCGGCCATATCTCGGTAGGTAGGATGTTATACTTGTTCTCGGCACCCTTTGGTCTTTCCAAAAGCCACATGCACTCGCCTTCCACTTCCTGGTAAATCATCGTCGCCTCCCACAACTGGTGCCGGCTCATGTGCGGGTTGGGGTTCATAAAGAGGTTGTATATCGGCCCGCTCTCTATGATTTTCGGACTCTTGACATCGCCCCTCGCCAGTTTGAATGGGACTGACGCCACGGCCTGGGCAATGGTATTGATGGCAACATGCACCCAGACGTGCTGGCGGTATGGCTCGACAACATTCTCGCCGGACATCCTCATCCTCAGCGATTGGAAGAATGTCAAGTCGGCCGGAAACTTCCCGATGCCCTTCTCAAACCCAAGAAACCTTCGCGTATTCTCATCCAGTATCGGCTTGACTGCGACTGCCTTATTATCTATGGCGGGAATAACTGTCTTCCTGGCGGACGGTTTGTATCTGACTATCCGTTTTATCTTGCTCATTTCGTGACCAAAATAAAAAAGTCCGAACGGCAGTCGGTTAACTGTCGCCCGGACTTCGGTTCTTCCGCTATCCGAACTTATACTACTACTTAAATCCTATTAGTGCATATTGTGTTTTATAGACCGTAAATTATATCGTGCCATTTATATATCATAAAGCATATTTAGTATAACACTGCATCATTCATTGTCAAGTCTTTTATTAAAAATTTACATAATTATTTTTTACAGGATGATTTTCCCTCTATCTTTTTTCGCAAAGATAATCTTTTTTTATCATACTATAATAATATTATATTTTTACTTGAAATCAAGCGAATAATTAAGATTATGAAAAATATTTTTAGGCATCGATTATATTGCCCCTGTTTATCAAGTCCTCCATCTGCGTCGTCTGCTCTGTTCTGATGAAGACGATATTACCCGCCTTCATCTCTATCACCATCCGCCCGTAGAAATTGCTACCCACGAACTCCTTCGCCTTGGCAGTGATGAAACTAATGAACGCCCTCTCCTTCTCCTCCTGCCGGCTCATCATTGGCTCACCTCCCTTTTTAATTATTTTGCTTTAACATTTCTTGAACTAAGTAATCGGTCAAATGCTTTCCTAATGGCCCTACCTAAATGCCATTCAAGATATTCGTTAGAAAAATAATAGTTGTCACGGTTTATCTGCTTGAGAAATTTCTTGCCTGTCTTGTTCAGTTTCCTGCCTGTTCTTGTTGTCATTATTTCCTCCTTTTTAATAATTTTGCAATGGCTACACTTACATGCCATTCAAGGTATTTATCAAAATGTGGCAAAGTGGACGACCCTAAGTTGTCATGATTCATCATGACAAGAGCATTAAGTTTGACGGCGGGCAATTTCTTTTTACCATCTGCCATGCCCTTCCTTTCTATTCTTGTTGTCATTGGCTTACCTCCTTCTCCTAATATATATCCTTATCCTTTGATACCATTCCTATGCCTAATATATCGAAACCCAATATCTTGCGGATATTCCCTTTCTTTACTGACTTGGTGACAGAACCCCAACACCTAAATATCTTATCCTTCAATTTCTTGACCGTCATGCCTTTCATTAATAGAATTGATGCCGTTAATTCCCCATCTTTATATATCATATCTGTTACTGAACCGATTGGTGAATCAAGTCTAAACTCATTAAGAATCACAGGATTAAGTTTGAATCTGGAAGAGTTAAAGTCCGCCATCTCTCTTAATGCCTTATCCGTAAATATATCATCTTGCTTATCTACTTTATTTCTCTTCGCCAATATCCCTGATATTTTCTTCATCAAATTTTCTCCTTATTTATTAATGCTTGAACATCATCCCAGTGTCAACCTTTCCACTCCACCTCTCCACGTCACTTACCAGCGCACGCCTCACCTCGTTCGGAAGATGATACCATATCAGGCCGGCGTGTTTTTCATCCTGGCCAATCTCCACCAACCAGTCCCTTTGTATCGGCTTGTCATTACGCCAAAAGAACTGCGTCAGTTTCAACAAGTCGTTGCTTCCGCACCCCTTCGGAATCGCCCTCTTCGGAATTATGCAAGCACCGACATTGTCCTCCTTGTCCCGGCACTTCTTATGGATATGGTTCGGCCTCTTAACCGGCCTATTACAAACGAGACATCTTCTGGCTTTGTTCATATCACCGATACCCTCGGCTCAGGGCCGAAGCCTATCTGTCTAACAGCAAAACAAATTGCCCATGCGATTATAGTATCATCATGGTCGCCCTCATATTTCCCCTCACCCGAGTCCTGAAAGTTCCTGCACTCAGACAGGAATATCGGACAGTTGACTTTCATAAATCCATCTTCCACTGCAGTCTTTATGCCGGTCAGCATAATCGGGCGCGTCTTGGCGTTCGTCTGCCAACCGAGTTTTGCGGACTGGCTGGTGGCATCATAGTCCCTGTGATAATAGAGTCGTGGATAGTGGATTACATTAAGCAGGGTATTAAGCGTGCTATGCCCGTGGTTATTCGCCTCCGGCGCCAGCAATGCCGTGTTGTATTCGTATCCGAGTTTCGCCATCTTCTCACCGAATACCTCCGGCTTCCATCTCCCATGCAAGCACGCCACCTGCTCGCAGGTCTCGTAGTCAAGCACCGCGGCCACAGAAAAGTCTGAGTTCGACAGTCCCTCCCCGACATCGCCACCTATGATATACTTATGTCCCTCAACCGGCTTGGCCCAGACGGTCAGGCATCCGTCATCCCTTACCTCAACCGGCGGCTTGCATAACTTGACAAGACTGTTTATAATTGATATGTCAAAGTAATGCTGGCCGGATACAAGGAATGCCGTAATCGGGTCTTCAGGATATTCCTGAAGGAAGAGTTTCTTGAGGCTATTCTGCTTGGCACGGCGCCACTTCAACTGCTCGGGCCTGATTGCCATGCTGTATTTGCCTGCCACCATCTCAACGAAGTTCTTCTCATCCTCGGTCAAGGTTATTTCCTCACCTATTTCAAGCGGTAATGAGTTCATCGGCTCTATGAACCAGGGCAGGAATATCGGTATCCAGTCGTTCCCGCCCTTCTTCGCCTCGTTCCAAGTCTCATAGAACCACCCCTTCGCCCCCTGGCCAGTTCCCTCCAATACCACCGGACCGTAGGGACATGCCTCGCACAGGCCGGCAATCAGGTTGGCTATGTCCTGCACATTCATTGAATAACCAGTCTTGGTCCTGCCCCATAATCCTATCTCACTTCCATGGGCCCGCTGGAGTGTCATGCCACGCCCGAATGTCCTGTTCCCGGCCGTCCCGATGTGAAACTTGGAATTGAGTTCCTTATACTCTATCTCGGCCTTGTTCTCGTAATCCCTGACCGGCCTTATTTCCGGGGTCAGTTTCCGGTCAAAGAGGTTGACCATTCTGAATATCTCTATCGTGCTTGCCTTGTCATGGGCAAGGGTGACAAGACTCTGGTTCTCCCTTGTGGCCGTCAAGTAGAAACTTTCCGCCTGCTCCTCGGTCGTTATCCCCCCCTGCCTGTATTTTAGGACAAGATAGTGGGGCTTTGCATTCCTATCCCTCTCCCGCCTCCTGGCCAGTTCCATCCCCTTCATCCGCCGGTATGCCACCTGTGTCCGGTTGAAGAAGAACGGGACTATCCGCCCCACCTTGTCCCTGATACAGAGGAACCGCTGGATGTAGCGGGCATCACTACCCCAGATGTCCCTGATACTATTCGGTATTGTCTGAACCTGTTCCATTGATTATTCTTTGGTCCTCGGCAACCACATTCCTATGTTCCATCGCCCTTTTTTTTCCAAGTTCCCTAATAATTCCCTCTATCCCGCTCAACGCATCGGGCCGGCTGTCGGGACCGCCATGGACAAATTCCTCAAGCCGTATCAGTTTGTCAAGGTCGCTTAGGTTCGCCCTTATGCTTCCGTTCTTTATCTGGCTGACAACATACCCTATCGCCCCCGCCACCACCTTCTGGTTGCGGATGAGCCGTTCCGCCGTGTCGGATGAACATTTTCTGGCTATCTTTGTTCCTATCCTGTTCCAATGTTCCTTGCGTTGTGATACCCAATTCTCGCTTCTTGCTTTCCGTCCCAGTTGAGCAAGACTTATCTCGAACTCCATTGCCAATTGGCGAATGGATGGCTCATCCTCCCTGTCAGTATAAGCCATCCTAATGGTCAGCCACTTAGCCTGCGTGTTCTTCTGCTGTTTCTTTCGTGCCGGCTTGTTTTGGTATGATGATACTTCGGACTTATTAATCCCATCCCCCGCCCTCCGGCTTTCGGTTCTTCCGCTGACCATATTTCGTCAAACCTTATCTTCTTGCCAATCTTAAACTATTCTATCTCCTAATATTATTTCATATTTATCGGTAATTTTAATATCACTGAATTGTATTCTAATTCTCGGTCTATTTCGTCCGTAACCATTGACAAAAACAATTTCATCAAATCGCTTCGGCTGTAATTCGTTTCCATTAACAAACAATCGTTTTCTCCAATAAGATTTTTTATCCCGATATTCAATCTTTTTTAAGTTTTGAGCAATCAAATCAAACCATTTTTTATAAAGTGTTAATATTAAAACATTTGACATATTCAAATTAACTTTTTTACCATTAAATCAATATTAGATTTCTTGCCAACTTTAATTTTAGATATTTTCATATATCCATTTTGTTCATAAAATTCTGCGGGGTTTCCCGTCATCTGGTCCGATTTACTTCTTATTATATCTGGATTAATAATTTTGAGTAGAGATTGACCAATTCCTTTTTTTCTTTCATCACCCGCTATCAATAAATGAATCAAAACGTTTGTTCGTTCTTTAACTACCCATCCTACTATTTTTGGATGGGTAGTTAAAGTCTGTTTCAGCGCGATATAAACTATACAATATTTAAGATATGTTCTATGTTGACTCGGACTGATAAAATAATCATTTCCTGCATTTGAGATTCCCAATCTCAAACCTCTGCCAGACAACCAATAATCAACAAATTTGCAGATTTCTTTTAAGTCTTTCAAACTCGCACGTCTATATATTATTTTTGTTTCACTAACCATAATAATTGCTCTGTCCTGTTTTCACCTTTACACTTATCAAGACGATTTTCTATTTCTTTTTTTTGTTTAGATGTTACAATAAAAGTTAAATATTCGGGAATGTCAGGAATATTATCTGTCGGTTCTGATTCCAACTGGAATATCTGGTCAAGTTCGGTGCTGTCCCAACCAATATCTTTAAGAAGTTCTTCGTCAAAGTTAGCAAGTAGGTCATAGTCCCACTCACCGAGGTTGCGGTTTGCCCTGATCATATATTCCCTATGCTCCCCCCCGGTCAGTTTCCTGTTGGGAACTCTTACATCAATCCTCTCACCATCCCGCTTCAATACTTTCAGTATGGCAACTCTCTGGTGTCCGGATATTATCCTGTTGTCAGTGTTTATCGCCGGTATGTCAACGAGATTGAACCGTTCCAATGATGTCTGCAAATCTCTTGCCTGCTTCTCTGTCATCTGGCGCGGGTTGCCTTCGGTGGGAATCAAATCCTTTATCTTGCGTTTTTCAGTATGCCAAATTAATTTTTCCATAACCGTTTTCCTGCCGGTTGCCATATCCTCCCCCTTTCACCGCCAATGCGGTGTTTACTGTTCACTATCGTCCACCGGTCCGGGTTCAACCGCGTCACCAGTCTCTGCCAGTAGGGCGTCCCTGTTCGTATCCGAAGGAATATCACTGTTACCTGACTGCCCCTTTCCCTTCCCCTTGGATGGCGTCAGGAACTGCACGTTCTGCGCCACCAGTTCTATCCGCGACCTCTTCCCGCCCCCGTCCTTCGCCTCCCATTGGTTCAGTCTCAGCCGCCCCTCCACCAGCACAAGACTCCCTTTCCCCAGGTATTCGGCACAGGATTCCGCCAGGCGGGCCCAACATGTCACCCTGATAAACAGCACATCTTCTTTCTTCTCTCCCGTCTTCCTGTCCATGCGCTTCTCGTTGACTGCCAGGTCAAATGAGGAGACTGCTACACCTTCAGAAGTATAGCGGAGTTCTGGGTCTTTGGTGAGATTTCCTAACAAAACTGTCCGATTAAACGATGCCATTTTTTCCTCCTTTTTATGGTCTTATATTAAATTCTTTTCCGCAAGTTTTACAGTTTTTAATTATGCTATATCCACGCCTTTATTATATCCTTATCCTCCGGCTTGCTCTTCATGTCAAGTGAATTCGACTCGCCTATGACATTGACACTTTCCGCATCCACTTTCAGCATCACGAACCCCACGCCCGTTACCTTGCCTACCTGCTCAAAACTCTTGTGATTGAGACTGGTGTAGTTCGGGAACAGGACCGGCAGGCCGTTGATAATGACATATTTCCAGAGGATGTCTTTCATATTATCCTCTTAAAACTGATTACCCATACAAATGGATTCACCAACCAGCCATAACCCCGTTTTTGATTTATTAAATCCCAGTATTCAGCAAATCCCTCCTTGGTAGTCTGTTCTGTCTTACCAAAATATGAATTAAATTCCTCAACTCTTTTAGAAGGTGGATGAATATTGCTGATAGAAAACATCTTACTAATCGAGAATTTTTCATCGCCCTTTCTATAACTAAATCCTTCCCTAACCGCATCCTGTTCCGTAATATTCTGCAATAATTCTACCCTGACATCCGTAACTTCCAGTGTAATTCTTGAGAACATACGGGGCATGAAGATGGAGGGGCGCTTATACCAACCTTCTTTCCCGTATGAGTTCTTGCGTATCGGTTCTGGGGGATTGTCATAGTATCTTAAATTACAACCATTTAAGAGGGGAACATCAACACTCATTTGCCTAAAAGTCCATTTTTGTTTTCCCGTTTTAGTAAACCCATTTTTGAACCATCTGCCATATTGATAGGTAGTCTCCCGTATCCATATCTTACTTCCGATTTGACCATAGGGAAACCAAACATAATAATCACTGTTCAATAAGTGCGTATAATTCCTCTTACTGCCCGGGTCTTGCCAAACTTGTAATATATTATGGGAATTATCCGGCGGTTGCGGCTTTATCACCCTTCTGGTCTGAGATTTACGACCATCAAGTATCGCCTTGACCATCGGTGTTGAGAATAAGATAGGTTTTTCTCGCATAATTTCACTCCTTTCAAGATGGTTGAGGTCTCTCATATTGCCAATATCCTTTCAAGGTTGGATTTCTTCCTGATAACCAGATTGTTCTCCTGCAACCTTGCAATCAGTTCCCTTATCTTTTCCGCCGAAGGTTCGGGTAGTCCGCATTCCTTTGAATCAGCCCCTATGTTGATAAAATCGGGTTTTATGTTTATCATCCATTCGACCATAATATCAATATCCATATCAAGTATAGGTTCCAGTGTAATGAAGACAGGAAATAGTCTCTGTAGTGCCATTATACCCTCATATCTTTTTATCGGTCTTGGCGCCTGACTTATCTTTATGGAATTATCATCATTCCTAAATTCTCGATTAGTCTCCATGGTAACTCCCAACATGCATTTATCCGGCATCAGGTCAATATAATCATTAAATCTTGCCGGGTTCTTGGTCTGGAACACATACTTGTTTTGGTTATAGGTTAAGCAGTGTCCAATTATTCTCTTTATCCACTCGCCTTTTATATCACAGGCAAACAGGTCACTCATATGCTCTATGAAGATTATCTTACCCGAGCCGTAATTGACTGCCAATTCGTTCTCAATCAATCTTGGCTCACCCTTATATCGTTCTGATACTCCAAACCTATTGCGCTGGACATAACAGTAACAACACCGATGCGGACATTCTCCACCAAGGTGCGAATGGCAGTGTGTAACAAAATCATACATATTACCCTTGGCTTTGTTGAGTGGCATATAATCTCCTCCTATTTTACCCCGCCCTAAATGAACTTAAAATTATTGTCGCTTGCGAATATTCCGTAAGGATTATCTATTGTCGCTTGCGAATATTCCGTAAGGATTATCTCGTGTATTTTATAACCACCTTCCCAATCTACTTCGTCCATATACTCTTTCATCTTTTTAATCAAACTAATGGCATCCTTTTCATCATTGGCTATTATTACAAATGCGCCATACTGGTCATAATCACATTCATTAAATTCTATACTAAATAATTTCATCCTATATATCTCCTTTTCTGTTATGGATTATTCTGTCAGATATTTCTCTATTGTCTCTTTCGTGTTTTCATACCCATAGCACACTCTCGCACAATATCCAAGCAAGTTCAGTTTGTCAATCCACTTTTCCTGTTCCGGCGAAACTCTTCCTTTTTTGATACCAAAATCCCTGTTCTCCTCTGTCTTCAGTTCTATGAATAGGGAATGATATTTCTTGGTGGGATAAAAAATCATAAGGTCCGGCACCCCAGCCTTACAACCCATCATCTTAAGTTTCATCGCCGTCCCGATTGACGTCCGAGCACCACCAGCACTTGCCGTAAAAAGAAGATTCGGGTAATGGTCATTGAGATACTGGACTATTTTGCACTGGAGGATGTATTCTGAACCAGGCTTTCCGGCCAGTCTCCTCCTGCCTTGCCTGTATCTTAGGAATCTCATTTTATTACCTCTTTACCCATACATTCGTCCACATGGTGCCCAGTTCCCTGGCCCGCCGGACGGATATAGATTCATGCCTGATGTCCACCAGATACCTTCCCTGCTGGCCGTATCTTCTCGGTATGCCCCCGGTATCATCAGCCACCCTCAGCCCATATCCCGGCACATATACCTCCGAACCGTAAGGAATCATTCTCGGATCAACCGCCACGCCGGAACTATTCTTCGCCGACCTACCGGTGGATGTCCTCCCCTTCCCCACCTTGATTTCCCCGGGATGGTGCCAGCAGTAGTGGGTAATCTTTGCCCTGACCTTGACCCACTGACCTCCGTCTGGACTGAATGTCGCGGGACTGACCCCTCCCCTTCTGGACAGGCCGAAGTCTATCGTTAAGTCCCTCTTGAGTCGCCCCAGTTCAACCAGCATCGGATACTTCTCATCAATCCTTTCCGAGAACCTCACCAATGCGGAATTATAGCCGCTGGCCGCCACCGCCCCGAACCTGAACCCCCTTGCCCATAGGTCGGAGAATATACCCGCGACCCTCTCCCCCCGCCTTCCACTCCATAGGTAACCCCTGACATAGCGTCCCCTCGGCTCGGGGACCGGCTGGACCGGACTGGCGACCACTATTGGATTGACTGCCGGCCGAACTATTGCCTCCGGTCTTTCCCTGTTCCTCAACCCCGATATGTCAATTATCACAAAGCAGGCAATGAAACCGATGCCCACCAGCAACATTGACATCAGGATTGACTCAACCATCATACCAGTGTTCTTTTTCATAACTTCTTCTCCTCAAAAAGTTTGGTGAGTTTCTGTTTTAATATGCGATTGAAAAGACAAAGAAACCCTTCTGCCTGTTTTTGTGTAATATTAGAAATCTCAACAATATTATTTATGATATAGACCTCAGATATTTCTAACTTGCACTTCATCACCTCGTTCTTGATAACTGAAATAATTTCCGTTAGCATAGCCTCAATTAAAGTAGCATCTATGTCCTCACCACTATTTTCGTTTGTGCAATATCCTCTCCCCATCGCACTTCTAAGTATTTCCCTAATCCCCATTTTTACCTCCTCTTCACTATTCCTTTTCGCTTCAGAACAGTTCTTGCATATTTCACCATTCGCTGTTTCATCCCCCTCAAACCAGTTGCCACATAAGGGACATTTCTTTTGTCTTGTAGTATTGTATGTATCGTTTGTTTTCATCTCATCCCTCCTTTATAATTCCATTTTTGATATTATAATTCTGTCTTGATTTCTCATAATCCCTAACCGCTTCGTAATAATTTATCCCATTGGGCATTGCATTATCTTCACAACAAGCCACCAATAAATTTATGTTTCCATTAAATTCTTTCTGAAAAATACTGTCTATATGCAAAGTTACATCGTCTCCCCAGATATAATTGGATGGGTTATCTTCAAAATCTTTAATCGTTAGCATATTATAATTCCGCTCGGCTGGGTATAGCCGAGTTTATAGTTACCATAGCCAGAGCCATAGCCAGAGCCATCGCCATCGCCATCGCCAGAGCCAGAGCCAGAGCCAGAGCCATCGCCATCGCCAGAGCCAGAGCCAAAGCCAGAGCCATAGCTATAGCCATCGCCATCGCCAGAGCCATAGCCAGAGCCAGAGCCAGAGCCAGAGCCAAAGCCATAGCCAGAGCCATAGCCATAGCCAGAGCCAGAGCCAGAGCCAACGCCATCGCCATAGCCATCGCCAGAGCCAATTTTTATTGTTTCCATATTTCTACCTCAGCAATATTCTTTCTTGCCTGTTCGGTGCAGTCCAAAATTTCTATCACCTGTAAAAGTTCTACTCTTTCTACCTCACAAGGAAACTTGCAAGTCTGCGGTCTCTTTACTCCTTCCATCGCTAACTGAGATAACGACGACGCGCCATCCCAATACCATAATCTGCGTGCTTGCCTCAATACTACTTCTTGTCCATTCCTTGATTCTATATACCCAGCAAATACTCCGGCTGAGCATGTCCTCACAATAACATACTTCATTCCGTTGCAAACATTCGCCATTTGTAATTGACCTTCTTTCGGCACATACTCTATACCATTTATTGTCAACACTTCTACTTTTGTATCCATTCAAATCACCTCCTTTATAATTCCGCTCGGCTGGGTGTAGCAACTGGCGTTCTTGACGCTCTAATCGTTGCGGACTTCTTGAGCCTCAACACCACAGCCGAGTTATTAGTCATTAACTCTTAACCATTCTCTGCATCAATTCTACCATACCAACCTTCTCTTCGTTGAACTGCCTTATTAAAAGAGTCTAAGCAATCTTTTAGATACTGTGCCAGAATAAAATCTGGGGTGTTACTTTCCTTTTCTTTTGAATATCTATTTATTAAACTTTCCAATTCTTTCCCAAAAATATTAGTAGTCATTTTATTATCTGGTTTATCCTCTCTCTTTTTTGCCCTCATCTTTCACCTCCTTATTAACTATCTTATAAGCCCAAACTTCTCCTTCCTCTTTTGCCAACTCAATTATTTGCATAAGTAATTTACAAGGAACTCCCCATTTGTCAGAGATACTCATAATGGATTTGAAAATCGTATCACTGAACTTGAATTCTACCTTCATCTTTCACCTCCTTTATAATTCCGCTCGTCATTTTACCACTCATATCCTTTTGCGATAAACTTCTTGACATCATCTTCCAACCACATCTCAATAATATTTTTTGGTTGATTGCCTTTAAATAATTCTGGTAACCCATTCCTGATAGTCTCTAAACAATCAGGATAGGACTCAAACAATCCCTGAAAACATTCTTTTATCATCTTTTGTTTTTGTGCTTCAGTGAGTTTCATTTCTTACCTCTCGGCTATTGCCATATCTTATTGCGATTCTTCTTTATTTTTACAAGTTTGCTGAAAGCCGATTGCTCAATCGTCTTATACTCAGCCCAAGCCGGTTGCTTAATCTTCTTCTTATACTCAGCCCAAGCCGATTGCTTAATCTTATTATACTCAACCCAAGCCAATTGCTTAATCTTCTTCTTATACTCAGCCCAAGCCGATTGCTCAATCGTCTTATACTCAGCCCAAGCCGATTGCTCAATCGTCTTATACTCAGCCCAAGCCGGTTGCTGAATCTTCTTATACTCAGCCCGAGCCGATTGCTGAATCTTCTCATACTCAGCCCAAGCCGATTGCTGAATCTTCTTATACTCAGCCCAAGCCGGTTGCCGAATCTTCTCATACTCAGCCCGAGCCGATTGCTGAATCTTATTATACTCAGCCCAAGCCGGTTGCTCAAGTATTTGTTCCGTTATTTCGGGCGTTATTCCATAGGTTATCTTGCCTTGTTTTATCGCATTGCTAATTACCTTGGGGAAGTTGTCAGGAGATGAGAAATTAGTATTTTCTTTGTTTATACCATCTGAATCTTCAAGTTGATAATAAAACCTGATGCCCCCGTGTCCCTGCCACTCTGATTTATCCTGATTCCACGCAGACATCTCTTTGTTCTTCTGTTTCATATCCTCATCGGTTAGAAACAAAATCCTGCCATTCATCTCTATCCACGATATAAATTCACACATCTTTCACCTCCTATAATTCCGCTCGGCTGGTTACCAACTGAGTTGTTAGTCATAATCTATCCAAAAATTCATCAAATAACTGGGTAAATCTATTCTTATACTTCAGCATTGTTTCACGCCGACTATTTCTTCTTGTCCCTTTTAATTGTCTTTTAATGTTCTTCGGCGACCACAGAAATACGGCTAAAGGGAATTCATAATAATTGGCAATCCTTCTCAATACATCAAATTCTATTGTTACGATAAAACCTTTTTTCTTAGTCATCTTTCACTTCCTATAATTTAACACCATTGGCAGTTGCCACAGCCGACTTATTAGTCATTTCTTGTTTCATAATGAATACAACCATCAGTTCTACCGGTTCTATCATCAGTGCCTTTCTTGAAAAAAGGACTGCTTGTTTTCCATACACTTCCATCCTCTAAGGTATAATAATTATCGCCAGTTCCTTTGCCCGATTTAATCCGAATAACCTTCTGAGGATTATTTATTGATTTTATCATCTTTTACCTCCTTTATAATTCCACAATTTTATCTTCCCATATCTTCTGATGCTCAGGACACAGTCCGCTGGTTATACCGTTCGGATAGTCCGCTTCAATCACCTCAATAAGGATATTGCATTGTGTCCCATCGGGCAACCCGTAACAACACCATTTTTCCATTGAATACTTCTTCCTAAATATCCCATCATAATTCTGCCGGTAGTTGTCATTGGATGGTCGTGTCTGTATTGTCATAATGATAATATACCTTGTGATAATCGCCTTTCCGCCATCTTGCAATATTTCTCGCTGATTTCAATCCCTATAAACCGCCTGCCTAATTCCTTGCAGGCAACGGCAGTGCTGCCCGAACCACAAAAAGGGTCAACAATAATGTCGTTTATATCAGAACAGGCAATAATACATCGCTTGGGTATTTCTAACGGGAATGGTGCGGGATGATTATTCCTTGTATCGGAATTTATACGCCATACATCTCTGAAACTATGGGCTATGGGATTAAACTTCGGGGCTATATTAACTTTGGTTATCCAATAGATTAATTCGGTAGACGGAAGAAATCTAACAGAATCAATCATTGGACTACTCCCTCTATCCCAAGTAATAATCTGTCTTATATTAAAACCACTCAACCATTCAGTAGGTATAAGCAATTTATTATTTATGAACTTAACTTTATGGTTATAGAAAATGCTACCGGTTATTTTTATTATCCTTATCGCCTCTTTTAATATATTTATTTGCCATTCTTGATATTCACACTCGGATATATCATCTTTATATTCCCCGTAATCAATATCTCTTTCCCACGCTCCATTTTTCCTACCAGTTTTTATTCCTTTATTATAAGGCGGACTTGTAACCACAAGGTCAATACTCTGGTCTGGTATGTCCTTCATTATCTCAAGGCAATCCCCACAGATAATCTGGTTGACATAATCCTTATCCCAGACTAACTCGTTGGATGGTCGGGATTGTATAATCATAATGATAATACCCCTTGGCTTAACCGCTTCATTGCTATCTCGCAATACTTCTCGCTGATTTCTATACCTATAAACCGCCTACCGAGTTCCTTGCAGGCAACGGCGGTTGTGCCAAAACCGAGAAATGGGTCTAATATAAGGTCGTTTTCCATAGAAAAATAGAGTAGTAGTTTTTTAATCAGATTAATGGGGAAAGGACATCCGTGATAAATATTACCCCACAATCCAGATTTGGTATCTACCCCTTCCCGGATAAGGTCTTTTATATATTCGCCTTTTTTGATATAGTTATTTTTTTTATCTTTGTATAATATAAAAATGAATTCAAATGAATGAGTTAGTCCACCCATACTATTGGGTTCGGGGTTAGACTTTTCCCAAATAATTATTTCTTTGCCTTGAAAATAGTTTAAGGCTGGGATTATTAGTTTTAATATGTGTTGCCACCCAGTATCAGCGTTATATCCCAAATTTATTAAAGCATTGTTCTTGGTTATTCTGTATAACTCTTTATAAAATAAATCAGCATATTGAATAAATGGCGTAAAAAAGTTCATATACATTGGCGAAGAAGTAACATTATGCCCCCGAATGTTTTTTTCGTGATAAGGCGGGCTGGTAACTACAAGGTCAATAGACTTATCTGGTATATTCTTCATTATCTCAAGGCAATCTCCACAGAGAATCTGATTGATATAATCCTTATCCCAGACTAACTCGTTGGATGGTTTTGTGCTGATGGTCATTTTATTTCTTCACCATATCTATTAACTTCGTATAGAACCTTACCCTTCCTATCATTTCTCCTTCGGCATCTTAGACACATCCGGACCGTATCCCTTGCCCTTGCACTTGTGGCATCTCTGCATCGTCCCCTGTAAAATATATTTTCCCTTCCCGAAACATTCCGAGCACTGCACCCTGTTGTCCTGATATTGTTCCCTGTTGGCGAACGTCTGCCGGGCAATTACTATGTCATTGAACCTGTCCTTGTGTCTTGCAAGGAAGTCCGTCAGTCCCCACCGGTATGTCCAGAAATACTGCTTAAGCAGGCCCCCGGTCAGTATCTCCGAGTAGTTGCTCATCATGGTCTTGAGTTCCTCGGCCGTGTATCCATCACCCAGCCGCCCGCTTATGGCCCGCTTTATCCTGTCCGTAAGCATCCTGTGGGTCAGGACATTCGGTAGGGAGTTCCAGTAGGCAAAGAGGGAGAGGCATATATCTTTATCTTTACTCTTAGATTCTTTACTCTTATATGAGGATTTATCTGTCATAAGTCCTTGTATAGTAAGGGGGTCGTTTTTCTCTGGTTGCTCTCTGCTTGTCATCTGCTTGCCATCTGCCCCCACATCTGGCCCCGGTCTGCCATTCATCTGCTGGTGAAATCGCCCCTCTTCTACCATGTTCATTTGGGCCGTCTTTTCCGTATATTTCCTCACCACCAGGACATAATTTCTTAATTGGTTCTCGGATATTTCGCTATGAATCCAGTCATGGTTAATCTGATGGTCGGGCGGGACATTCTCGCTGGTCTTGGTGTTAAACAGGTAAAGCAATCCGGTCCGTAATAGATAGAGGAGTCCATTCTTTATTCTATCCGTCCGGTCTCTTTCCTGTGGTAACATTAGGTTGATGATTTCCTTTGATGTCATTGGCAGTCCGGTCGCAAAACACATCCATCCTGCATACTTACCATCTCGACATCGCGACCATAATATAAGATAGTATCCCTTCTCTGGGATGGGGGCATTGATATAATTGGCGCTTGACCATAGGTCATTGGTCCAGAGAGGCCTCCACTCGCGTTCGGTTCTTCCGTTAGCCAGTTTGCCCATAAGATATTTTATCTCTCCTTTCCCGCCACGAAACTGGTCCGGCATCCCTTGAAGGATACCTTGAGCGGAAGCCCCGTAAACTCCGCTATCCTGATAAGCACCTCGGGCGCCACCTTTCTCCCCTGTTTGAATGTGGTTAAAATCGTGTTGCGTATCCCTGTGTGGCGTGCGATATAAGAGTAGTTCCGCTCGTTCTTCTTAAGCCATAACTCGACCAATGCCTGGTTGGTCGGCGTCCCAATCAGTCCTTTCATTACCTTCCTCATTGCTAATCCACCTCCTCTCTGTCATTATTAAAAACTTTTACCAAAATGTCAAGAAAAATTAAATAATTATTAAAAGATTTTTATTTCAATAATTTCAGAATTAAGATGATATTGATGATAGTCAGGTTAATTCCCATCACTATGATACAAAGAGATTCAATCATTTTATATCCTCCTTCAATACCCACTCCGGTTTGGAGTTGGTCACCACCACTGGCCGGCTTTCCACCTTTAGCCAGACGGTATATTTTTTGTGGCACTCGGCACATAGGATGGTCACCGGCTTCTCGGCCGTGTCCATCATCACCTCGGATACAGTCTCGTGCCCATCCGGGCAGGTGGTCGTTACGTTGAGATTTTCATCTGACATAGTTTTATTTAAGACTATCCCTGAAATTATCCCTCTCCATAATCCTGACAGCCATCCTTAGTCCTTCCTCAATGCCGTCTATAAAAGCAATAATCTCTTTCCCTGCATACTTGCTTGACACCTCATAATCATCAGCCTCCCTTATGGCTTCCTCTATCTTCTCAATCCTCTCCCTTGTCGCCTCTTTGATTTTCCTTAACTCACCCATACTGTTTTCCCTCCTATCCTGTAACCACTTCCGGCTCACAGTCGGCATCTATAATGTTGCCCTTCAACACCCGCAGATTGTCCAAGATAATCGGTAGAGAACATCCAATAAAGCGGGCCCACCGCTTATAATTTCCACATGCCGGGTCAACGCATGACCGATACGACTTCCCGTCCTCTCCCTTAAAAAAGAAGTAATAGAACAGGGAGGAATTATACTTTGATGGCATCTGCTCTATCCTTAAAAGTGTTGCCTTCATGCCGGCACCCCCTGTCCTTCGCCATTACGAAACTTGTTCTCAAGGAAATGGTTAAAATCCCTGTTTAATGCCCTGATAAACTCATTAAGCACATCTGTTTCCTTCCCGGCCGGGGAAGTCAGGGCAATTATCTCGGACATGAATATGCCCAGTCCCACGATGACAACCTGGACATCAGCAATGTCCATTTCCTTAATCCATTTCTTAAACTGTTTATAGAATGCCATGCTCCTCTCGGCAAGGTCTCTGTTATCGCTTTCAGTCATGTCTTTATCCTCCCTTAGGTTCGATATTTCTATCATCGGATAGTAACATCGCCATTCCCATAGTCAATCTCACTGTCTCAGTTAGATTTGGGACACTCACCGTAATTTTTATCGGTATCATTCTAATCTGTCTGGTGCATAAAAAACATACACGACTTCTACCATCCCTAAGAAAGCATTCCCGATTGCATATCGGACATCTGGTTACCGGATAGTCCACCCTGAATACCTCCCAAAAACTATCCGGCATATTTAGCATCTTAATAAGTGGTCTTTCTCAACTCTGCAATTTTTCTCAGTGATACAAACATGTTCTCCAGCAGTTCCCTGACCGCCTGCGCCTGCAGATACTTGCCCTCCAGTTCAATCAATTTCGCCTTTCTGCCAGTGATGATGTTGGCAAGTCCTTCGGTTACCCGCGCCGAATTCATGGGCGACATTGCCACGTCGTCACAGTATATCTTCTGCTTGTCCTTCGCCTGTTTGGCGCTGATTACCACAAGGGATGCCTCGTAGATTAGTTTCGGCAACAAAAAGAGCCTCCGTTCTATCTCGGTGACAGAAATTTCGGGGCCGTCATCCCTAATTTCATTAACGAATTTCTCTATGGCTATAACAGACTGGTTTTTCTCCATTTATTCAACCCCCTCCTTCCGGCCGTTATCTCTTCCTTGCAGAACCTTATTCCAGGAATATTCATCTCGCCCTTGGTAACCCGGGCAATTCCATCCAGTTTCTTCATGTCTGGAACGAGATATTGTCTGGGGACTTTCTTCTCGTCCACCACCTCGGCATGCCATATCTCACGGAAGGATGCACCCTTGACCTTCGGGACAATCGACTCCACAATCGGAATCGGCACCTGCGGGATGGTCTCCATTATTGCCTCGGCCCTTTCGGTATTGCCCTTCTTCATTTCTTTCTGTGCCTTCGCCTTGGCCTCCTCATCAAGTTTTCTTTGTTTGGCGAGCGCCTCGGCTTGTATCTTGGCCTCTAACCTTTGGCGTTCCGCTTCCTGTTCATTCCGGTAGATTCTGCATTTAGGGTCAATTATCTGTTCAGCCATATCCAATGGGTCAGTTATTTCCCTTTTAAGGTTACAGACTGCCTTGTGGGCGTCATACGCCTTCCTGATGATGGGGTCGAATTTTTCGTTAACCTTCTTCCTTAACTCCTTAATAACCAGCAGTTTTTGCATTCCCATCTCATAAATATCCGGCGATGTTACCGCCAGTTCCCTGGCATACTGCACTACCGGGGAAATCTCAGCCCTCATCCTGTCCATGTCGGACGGCTGAACCAGTATCATGTCTCCATTCATTTTAAGCCTCCTATTTTATAATTGTGTATATTAACACAGGCGTGGAATATGTTTATGTCCCGCCTGTCCTTGAACTCAAGAAGGCGGTAGCCGTCTGGCCTTAACTGGACGACAAACCGCCTCTTGATTTTAATCCCCAGGCACTCCGTAACCGCCTCGGCATACGCGGAGGTCTGGATGCCGGCCTCAATGTCCGCCGCGCCGGTCTTGATGTCAACAAGCATCCCGCCATTGAACACCCTATCCAGCCGTCCCGCATACCTCCACGCATTGGAATATACTACCGTCTCGGCAAGCAACACCTTCCTTGCCCACGCTATCTCCGCCCTGAACCTGTGCCAGGCGTCAAGGTAGGGCGCCACCATCGGGTCAAATGTTCCGAGCGTGCCGTTATCGTCGTATTCGCAGGTCAGGTGGACCGCCGTCCCGAACCTCAATCCCGCCTCCCTATTATCGGCCGGTATCCTGTCAAACTTGTCGTAGAAACCGGCTGACTTGATTACCGCGGTTACCCGCGGATAGGTCAGTTCCGTCTTCCCATGCCTGAACCTGTGCGACTCATTAGTGCTTGCTATTAACTTCGGTATATTCCTCATCATGTTACTTATTCTCAAACCCGCTTAACCACTCCAGGACGGGATTCAGTTTATCCATTGGTAAATCCTCAATTTTTCCAACCTTGAATTCCTTGGTCACATCGTCAAGTTTGAGTCCTCTATTCTTGCAACATTTCTCAATGACACTAACCTGCTGAGGTGTTATCTTCTTGTCATTGCCATTCTTTACCGGCTCAGTGGTAATCTTGGCCTCGCTATCCTTCGGTTGTTGCAGATTGTCTTCAGTCGACTTGTCCCTCTCGTTCTTCTTCTGAGGCATTTCAACAGATGCCTTGGCATTTTTGTCCTTTTCCTCGGCCAGCAGATGCTCGCGCAGGTTCTCCTCAATGTCCTCAAGGTCCTGCATAAAACAATCCGATGCAGCCGTGCAGGTCAGGATGGCATCAACAAAAGCCCGCTTCTTGGCCATTTTGAGAATGGTATTCGCCAGGTCGGCCGGCTGGGTGCGGATTTGCTTTACCTCATAGGTATTGTATCCTCCCGCCCGCTTGTCGAAGTATTTCTTCTGCTTGATTCTTCTCTGAGACTCAAGGGTGGTCTCCCATTCCTTGTCGCTTACCGCCTCGCGCCACTTGTATTTTTCCTCGTTGCTACTGCACTCCCCCACGCCGGACCCGATAAATGTCCCGCTTTTCTCGGTAGTGACCTCCATTTTGACCCGATACCTTATCTCGTCCGGGTTGCTTAAGTCCTCAATAATGGGATTGACCGCCAGCCGGAATGTCAGCCTCAATTTCTCCGCGCCTGCCTTATAGAGCGATGGCTGGTTGCATCCCGCTATCTTGCCATAGTGAATCCCCTCAATCATCACCGCCTCCTGGATGTGTTTGATGAGGGCGACCTGCTCCACTACATCCATCGGGGTCAGATACTGGTCATGTGGTTTCAGCATCACCACCGGAAATACCTCCGCTGGTTTCCTTTCCTTTCTTGCCTTGCCTTCTTCTTGCCTTATCATTATGTCAATCACCCCCTTTATCCCTAATATAAAAATCTTTAACAAAAAAGTCAAGAAAAATCTTCAATTCCGTTAAAATAATTTTATGCCATTGCCTTGATTTTCTTAATCCCATACTGGCATTCCCGACATGGCTTGCCCATATAGTCCCTCGGCTCTATGGCCCAGAACAGTTCTCCGCACTCCGGGCACATCAGAATAACCCCCACTTTTTTCAGTATCCTGCCCACTACCTCCAGTTCCGCCTTCCTCAATTTGCATCACCTCCTATCGCTTGT